CTCGCAATGGATCGCATCCAATGCTTTAATTGATTTTTCTTAATTTTCGCGCCTGCCATAGCCGCACGATAGTTTATGTCAAACTGATCACGCCAACCCATGCGTTTTAGTTGGTCATGAAAAGCATAATATGTAATATTCCAAATATTTTCCATACTTAATGCGCAACCGTTTATTGTTACACTCCCTATTAAGTCAGAAAATTTCAAATCAGAACCTTCTTTTTTAGCTTTAGCAGCTTTCGCTTTTTGTAACTTTTTACGATTTTCACGCATACGCTCTTTAAGCGCACGTGTGCGCGCATCATCGGAATCGTTTATGATAATTTCTTCTTGTGGTGTTTCTAAACAGAACATCACCTTCAAGATACTGCGAAATTCATAAAACTTTTCCTCGTTCATTAAGTGTTGTTCATCTATGGGACCAAACGCAATTTGCGCTGTGTCATAAATAAAGAATACTTCCGAGTGCGTAAAAAAGTAAAAAGCATCACGCACTAACTGATTAACTTGCGGGTCTACACCAGTAGTCATTAAAAGATACTGAAAATCACTTAATTTTGACATTAATTCATATAATTCAGTATCATCCTTTTTCTTTATAGAAGGTTTTTCGATTAATAATACATTTAGATATTGCTCAAATTTAGAATAATTTAAATCTATAATTTCACCAATTGTAGGTGAATATATAATACATATATCGTCAATAAAAATCGGTGAACCTCGCTGAAACTTTAAGATATAATCATCAGTTAAATTCATTGATTTTATACCTCATAGAATATCCACCAATCCAAGGAGAAAGAGTTAAATTATCCGCGCGATAGAATTGTAAAGTACCAATTCCTGCCAATTGTGCCCCATTAAACATAGTATCAATTTCTTGCATAATTAAATATGGCCGCAATGATTGCTCATTTAATAGCCATTCATCGTATGGGCATGCAATATCAAAACGTATTGTTGACATTTTAAATTCGGGATTTATCTGATTAACTGTAAAATCGTCGAATACTGAAATAACATATGACATTTTTTCAGTAGAATCATCAAATACTTTTGGTACAATTAAAATTTGTCGATTAATTAAATCTGCACCATCTACATCAGGTTGCATAATAACTTCATGCGTCATTGGACTAGTCCATGATTCCGCGAATGGTGCGCGAGTTTGATATTTTAAAAGACGACAAATACGTTGATTTTGCATAATTCTGTTAGCAATACGAAAAGTATTAATACCCATTACAGCAAATCGTCGTTGTGTTGGTTTATCTACCATTTAACTCACCTACCATAATGGAATAACAGTAATAACTTTTTCATATTCTATATTATTGTAAATTGCTTTCAAAATAAATTGACCTAATTTATTTTTATTATTAGCTTGTATTTTACAATAATCTGCACCAAAATCTATAATAGTAGCATAGTTAGTATTATCTAAACTAAATACTACGTTGTCAGTTAATTCAGTATTACCAATAAATCTATATTGCGCAATGCGGTCTAAACGTATATTATCATTGCCTTCAATATAACCGGAGAAAGGCACTACGTCATCATTTACTATAATATGTAATTTTTGTTCAATAGTTGGATAATTTACTAATCTAACAATAATATCGGTTTCTCCAACCGCAACCGCCGTTAATGCGCCATCAATTGTGCGTGCAATACTTTTATCAGAAGAAATTAAAATATAATCTTCATCACATGCTACACCATTTTTCATCAGTGTAAAAACCGGCGCGATAATAGAATTAACATTAAAAGTTTGACTTTCTGTCGCAGCGGCGATAGTATAATTAGCAAACTTATCAGTATCTGCCACATTATTAACAGTATCATCATAAATGGTATTTATCTTGTTTTCAGTTAAAGATAAATAAATAATACCAGGAACACTAGTATGGTCATACTCAATAGTAATCCATGATTCATCTTCGATGATAAAATTGGTAGAACGAGTAATTTCACGACGTGGCATTAAAATTTCGGCAAACTTATTTGGTTGTGGAGTAATTAAGTTATTCCACGTTCTAAAATTTGCTTTAACTTTAGAATCTTCACTACTAACTACATAACTCCAACTTTCTTGTAAATGCCCATCAGCATCAATCCATTTTAACAAATAATTACATCTAATAATCCAAAAAGTACGATAAGTAGGATTAGTCTTTTTTTCTTCTTGAAAAAGAATCCATTTTTCAATAGCGCCGTTATCTAAACGCCAATTCATTATATCTCCTACTTCGAGTGCTACTTCATTCGCCACTTGTAAAAACATAATCTTTTTGGCTTCTTTATCTTTATTCTCTTCAATTATAGCATCAAAATATAGACCGCGTTCAGTAGATAAATTTTGCACGGTAAATGGTGATTCAGCCATCCACTTATGAAATGAACGAATCCCACCATTTCTAATACGTTCAGCAGTTGTATTTCCTAAATGATTAATACGAGAAAAATATACATCTAAATAATTAGTCATCATTTAATTCTAGCGTACCTACAAGATTCATACATTCAAAAATAGTACGCCTAAAATAATCGTATGATAGATAGCGTAAAGAGCATAATTTACCAAATAATGACCAGTAATTAATACAACTGGCACCGAGCCCTTTTACTTCTATAATAATAGAATCTAAGAATTTTTCCCAATCACCATTTTTTTCTTTTTCGCAAAGCACCCCAAATAAACGGCCTTTTAACTTATTTTTATAGCCGTCAAACGTAACATCAGACAATGTTTTTCTTGCCTGCTAACTTACGAAATAAATCTGCTGGTCGCTTTTCACGCGAACGGTCATAAATACCTTCCGCATGCTCTATTTCAGTAGCCACCGCAGCTTCTAATTTATTTAATTTATCCAGATGGTTTGCTTGCGAAAAATCTTTGGATGAATATAACTGCCGAATATTTTCCCAACTAGCAATACAACGTTTAATCCACTCGTGTTTCATATAAAGAGCAAGCAATTGTATTTCATCATTGGTTAAATTTTCTGTAAATTGTTTTGTAGAGTCAATTTCCTCAATGTCTAAACTCACACGAGGATATTTAAAGCGGAAAACAGCCATTTGTAAAAGTTCTTGCCAATCCCGCTCCACAATGGCTAACTCTTCTTCAAGTGTCCATTCATCCGCAGTAATGCGCGCTAAAAAAGCATTATACACGCTTAAAAATGTAGTTGCCATTATACACTCGTCGCTTCGTGCCGTAAAGTAATTGCTTTAATTACATCTACATCACAGTATTGTTGAACTAAATTCACAATACCCGGCACTGTAATATTATGCTCAATTACATAATTCGCGGCGGATTCTTTTTCAGCGGGCGCCGCAGTCTTAATAAATTTAGCAAAAGCAGTAATATCTTTGGATTCTAATAAAGCACCAATTTCTTCTGCTGTTTTAGAAGTTGGAATTTTAGATTCCTCTACTTCATCAGCGTTTTCTACGCCATTAATGCGTAAATAACCATCCCGCACCAAACCTAAAAATCCAGCATCAAATAAAAGGTCATCATAAATTTCTTGCGGTATTGGTACTGTGCGACCGGGCACTAATTCTTGACGAAAACGATTATTATCTGGTAAAGATACAACCACACGTCCAGAACTAATATTTGTCATTGTAATTTTACTCATAGTTGTCCTCCTTTATCTCCATTGGGGCGGAATAAATCCGCCCCATATATATCAAATGCTCAAATTAAGCATCTAATGCAGCATTATAAGCCGCCCAACCACTGTCTTGGTCAAGAGCCTTATTATGATAAATGCCCCAGTAATTGGGAGTACCATAAATACCTACACCAACCTTAGTGTAAGCCTGAATGGTAATAGAATTATCGCCCTCATGGTCATCCCACTCACGGAAATAAGAATTACCTTCAAAAGCAACCTTAACTAGCTTTTCTTTGCCAGTAGGAATAACATAAGCAAACGCGGGATTCATAGCAAGCTTAGTATTGGTCTCATCAGTAAAGGATTGCGGCATAACTACAACGGGGGTACCATGGAAACGACCAATATAACCACGTTCACGTACATCTACCATATCTTGATCAGAAATCTTGGTGGTGTTATTATATACGATAGCGTTGGTCATTTCTGCAGCAAACTCAGGAGCGCAATAAATCACAGGAGAGCCATAAGCAGCTACAGTATTGCAAAGCTTAACCATTGAAGCGGGGTCAAAAGTATTTACAGAATACTTATTGCGAGCTGGACGACCGGCCGCGTTCCAAGTGGCTAATAGAGCTTCTTGAACCATTTCAAAAATGCGATCAGTCATACCTGCATTAATAACTTCATAAATATCAGTAATACTCTCCACGCCATCTAGATAACGCTCAAAATCCACATAACCAGCGCCACCAAGAGCTACAGGATATACATCAAAACGATCACGGTCAAGACGGAAAGTCTCATAATTACCAGAAGGAGTCGCGCGAGTTACAAATTGCTTACCGCGTTGCTTACCACGAGTAACACGAAACTCGGGACGAGTACCTTGAGGATAACGTTGTACTTCTGCAAACATATTAACAGCAGAAGCAACACTTTGAGGAAGTACTTCGTCTAGATTCTCGGAAAGTAGTTCAAATAAGTCAATCTTATGACGCTCAAATTTATAACGATTAACACGACCGTCATCATCACAAAGCATCTTGGCTAATTCATCATGTAAAGCCTTTTCATAGTCATAATTCTCGGCGCTGAACTCGGCAGGAACCGCACGACCAAATACGCCGTTCATAAGAACCTTTAGATTATTCATCGTTCGCACCTCCATTATAGACTAATAATCTGATACTTAATACCCTTTTCGCCGTTGGGCATGGTGTAATACTTAACAACCTTGCCTACAACACCAGAAGCGGGTTTAGTAGCAGTTAATTGAGGAACCGCGGAGCCAGCTACTTGACCTACATAAACAGGGGTAGTATCGGCAGCATTTAGAATAGCTTCTAGCGCGGCAAAAGTAGTATAAGTAGTATTATTATATTGGAAGCAATTAGAAGTATAAGTCTCACCAACACTCATAATACCAACACGAGGATAATCGCCACCAACTTGGGCAAAATTCTTTAAACCATAATCACGAACATCGTATTCTTTTTCAGCGGTATAAACAATACCGATAGGCTTGTCAGTTAAAGCAGCAGGAGCCTTAATGGTACCAGCGGCCTTATCAGCTAGAACCCACATACCGTTTTCACAAGGAGCAGCTTCGGTAAATGCGGCGTCTAGCGGAGTTTGGGAAATTACTAGACCAGTCTTAGGAAAAGCAACTTGATTTAATTCTAGACTAGCGTACTTTTCGACTGGAAAACGAACCATCGCCATAATCTTGTTCCTCCTTTATTTTGAAATTACTTATGGTATTTTTCCATAAATAATGCGAATTGATCTTTGGGTTGCTCCGGAATGAACACCTTAGGTGTTTCAGTTTGAGCAAATATTTTATTAGCATAAATTACTGCTAATTTAGACTCCAACTCATCATAAGAAAAGTCATTGACAGTCTCGCGAATTGAGGTAATTTCTTCCTCGGTAAGAAGATTTGTATATTTATTAACTAAAACATTTTTACGCTCATTTTCTGCCGCGAGTGCTTGATTAGCATATTCTTGAATAGTCGCTTGAAATTGAGCGTTTTCGGCACGTAAATGTTCTAGATCAGCTATCGCTGCGTTATAATTCGTTTCCAATTCAGTCATATGTTCTTGTACCGTGGCATTATCAGAAACTAATGCGTCATAACGCGCTTGTAGCTCATTAAATTGCTGTTGTAAAACATCAAATTCATTAGGGGTAGATTCAGAAGTTTTTACTTCTTCCTCTGCTTGAAATTCTTCTACAATCGGCGTTTCTACTACTTCTTCTTGCACTTGAGGATTTTCAACAGTAAATTCGTCCATTTGTTGTTCTCCTCCTTGATTAATCCTTTCAGCTTCTTCAACTTGCGCTTTTAAATCCGTTAGCAAGGAAGAAAACTTATCAAATTGAGATTGATATTCATTATCTTGTTTAGAGAAAAATGCGGAAACAGAAAAACAAGGTTCATGATTGCCAATAATACAAAAACCTAACATTTCCGCGGTTTTATATACATAATATTCAGTGTCTCCAATCAAAGCCCAATCGCCAGTAATACTTTGAGGATCTAATTCCATGCTTTGATTTTGTCCAAGAACTTTTTGTGCTTCTTCATAATAGCCGATAAACATATCCACGGTGAATACAGCATATTCACGCGCAACGCCATCGGTATCTGTATAGGTTTCCCAACCAATAAAATCACGCACATAACCATAGCTATTAGCTAAAAGTGGCCCTGTGTGTGACGCCCATTCTTGCGTTTCGGGATCAAAGAAACCCACTACCGGAGTAGGCCGTTTATAAATAGACTGAATTAATTGTTCAGCAACCGCGTCAGTAATATAAGAACCATTACGATTACCATATTTAGTAAAGACACGAACTTTTAAGCGGCCTAAGTTCGGATTAGAAGCCGAAATTTGTTCAATGGGAGACTCAACAACTACACTATCAAAATATATAGGAATTTGTCTATCCATAATAAAACTCCTTAACCCATGGCCGCAATATTGGCCTGTGTTTTTTCGGATTTTTGCTCGTCAGGTAATTCTGGACGGCCTCCCTTATTATTTAAGTTGTCTCCTGGCAAACGTTCAATTGTTTTTTCTCCGCTGTTATTAGATTTTTCTTCATTAGCAACAGCAGTACCAGAAGTAGTATAAGAAGATTGTAATGGAACCATCTTTGCTGACATTTGTAAATAATCATTTTCTAATTCCATTAAATTCAATTGGTCAATTTGTTTTACACCCATGCTAACACCAGCAAGCATTTTAGAATATCCATATTGCGCGCCACGAAAATAAATTTGTTGTAAATCTGAGCGATTAAAAACAGTAGTAGGTAAAATCTCAAAATCAAATTTTAACCCTGTACGCGCGAACTTAGCATTAATTTGATATTTAATCCAAGTTTCATATACATTTAAAAATGAAATCATCAATGCTTCATCTTTTTTAATTGAATAAGCCAATGAAGAAGAGCCTTCCGCATTAAATAATAATGAACTGCGGCCAAGGGCATTAAAAGCATTAGACTTATATTTTTCAATACGGTCATTAGATTGTGATGCTGATGATGTATCTTGTAAACTTTCTAATTTAGTTTCGCCAAATGTAGTTAATACATCTACCGTATCCACATCTTGTAGCATTTCCGCGACAGAAGCATGAATTTCAGCTACTTCTTCTAATTCAAATACTAATTCACCCTTGTTATCAATTGGCATACGTTGAATTAAAAGTTTATATAGCTCATTATCATCGCGCTTTTCTTCACGTTTTACGGCGTCGTCTAGCTGTTTTAATGCAGGAATGCTAGATAGTAATAATGGTGTTGCGTCAGTCGTAAATGTAAAACAAGCCCCACCGATAGAAGCAGGAATCATAACCCAATAATCTAATACTTTTGTACTGCGTTTATTTTCATATTCCCGCCATGCTTTTTGAACTTCTTCTGGAAAAGTCGCCAATGCCTCTTCACGCGCTTCATCATCAGAGAAAGTTGAGAAATACATAATATTAAATTCAAGAATGTTTAAATTATTAAAATCCTTGAAACGTGTACGACAGTATTCTAGAGGTAAATCTTGTATAACTACTTCTTCACCGGCTACACGTAAAATACCATTATAAATACCTGTAATTAACCATTCTTTTGTAATATGATTTAAAATATTAGGTAAGTCCATATGTTCTACAAATTCACAAGCAGTAGTAAAGGACTTTAAAATTTGTGCTTTTGACCCATTGCCATTAAATTGCGGAATTACAATATGGTCATATAATGGTAAAGAGGCTAAATAATCAATATTATTACGATATTCACCATTTGTTCTATAATAATACTTCGATAATTGCCTATATTGCTCTAGATCACCAGAACGAATAATTTGTAAAATTTCATCTAGTGTAAAATCTTTTTGAACAGGACTATTCATCATAGAACCCCAATGTGAATATGAGCGTTCAGATAGCGGCGTTTGTGCTATTACACGGCCGCGGCGCTTCGGCCGTACTCGTAACCGAAATTGTTCAAAATCACGTGGTTTCTTTTGATTCTCCATAAACTATCACCCCCTTTTACGAGTATAGAAGGCATATTGATTTAAATTGCGCTTTTTCCGCTTTTGCAGCGCTTTATCTTCATAATATTTAATTCTATATAAGCCATATTCTACAATCATATTTGATTAGACTATATCTTAACATTCGTAATGAATGCCATCCCCGCTTCGTAATACGGAATTACACCGTAAAACTACTCCTTTACGGATAGTCGTTGCACCTTCCCTGCTTAGGGCTTGGCACAGGATTCTCTATTAAGGTTGGCTTAATCCCTTAATAGCATTCCCTGTTAGCAGCTAACTAAAGAATTAGCCACACCTCGCATTTACGAGTTCAAGGATGTGGAGCCCAAATAGGTTAAAAATTCTTGAAATTTATTATATTTTCTATTCAATCGAATAGATTCATCAGTATCTTTATATAACCATTCTAAAAAAGTCTTTACCTGATAACGTCCACGCATATTAAAAGCATAAGTAGCTACTGTACGTTTATCCTGCATTAACGAAATTTGTTCTTTTCCCAAATACGCACGTAATCCTTCTAAAAATTTTTTATTTCCTATGAAACTTACTTTAAAATCATTATTTTTTATAGAATAACAGAAACTTCCATCTCCATCATAATAACCTCGAATAAAATGTCTGATTAGTTCATCATTTTTTAAAAAATTAGGAAAAGGAATTTCTAAACTGCTTTTTTTAGGTATAACATTTAATTTATTTAAATCATCATATATTTTTTTATCATTTAAAGTAAATTCATAACAGTAATTTTTACTATTTGAAGGTAAATATTGCGTAATTTTATGCTGTGTCGCTCCTAATGCTTTTTGAAATTTTTCAATATGTTCTTTATCAATCATTCCTAATCCCAAACTATTTTTTGATGCAGATACATATCCATCAGAATACATAATTCCTAACCAATACGCCTTTTGTGGAGTATCAATATTTTCAAAAAAATTAGAATTACGTGGTAATTTTGCTCTATGATTAATAATTTCTATATTTTCTTTTCTTAATACACGTCGAATAGCCTCAGCAGATACACCGAATTGTTTACCTAACTCATTAGAATTTTTAGTTATTAAATACTGATTTACAATATAGCGCTTTTGGGCTTCTGTCCAATTGATTGTTCCGCCTTTTTTACGAACAATAGTAAATACATTTTCCATATTTTTCTCCTATTTATTTTTATTTGAGCTACTAAATCTATCTTTCTCTGTTGAGTGAGAAATTCTCTCTACTTGAAATTTATTTGCTATACCAGTAGGTTTTAATTTTAAATTATTTAATTCATCTATTAGGCGCGAAGTCATTTCATATGGTAAAAGAAAAACACGCCTATCATAAGGAGACATTGTTTGTCCTTTTTTAGTTTGTAATAATTTATCTTTCACAACGCGCTCATGCGCTAATAATGAAACCGAACCATTATTAATTTGTGAATAAAAATTAGAATGAATTAAATCATCGTTAGAAGAACCTGCTTTAATATCATAAATAATTGCATTTAATTCAGCATTAGGTATTTCTGATTCATTTTTCCATTGTGGTGGTAAATGATGATCATTATTAAACGCATAATAAGGAGGAAATTGTTCACCGGTTTTTGCATCTACTGATGGTAATGCCATCGCATCAAGTAGGCCAATTCCGGGTCCATTCCCATCTATTACAATCTCTCTAGGATGATATAATTCAATTAATTTTTTCAAACGTGGTGCCTGCTCGGTGATAAAATTAGCGCCATGAATAACTTCTGTATAAACTACATTTTTCTTAAAGTTATTTTCCTGTGGTAAAACTTTAATCACCATAATGGCAGTATTTGCGTTATATCTACCTATATCCACTCCAATCATATAAAAAGTATCTTTATTAGGTGAATTTTCTTGCGCTTTCCTCTCACATTTTAAAAGAGTGCGACGTTTATTTAAACGATTGGCATTAAGCCATGCTGCTTCATGACCTCCAGTCCAAATTGATAAACTTTCGCGTGAAAATGAATCTTCATTCATGGTAGAAGAATAGCGTTGATCCATCATGGTTGCTTTATCTAATAAACCATATTTTAAAGGTACTTCGTAACTAGTACCCCATACAAAATATTCATTTGGGCGTAATACAGCATTAATAGTAATCTCAATTAATTTACTATACATAAATACTGTTTTAGACGCAGCCGTAGTAATAAATGTTTGAGCCGCACTAGGTTCATCTGGATTTAATGTTCCATCAACTTCGCGTCGTTTAATATTCATTTGTGGCAAAAGCACTTCATTATATGCGACTTCATCTATTGTAGCACTTTCTTCTAGTATAGCCGCGTTAGCACGTAAACCACGACTAGTATCTTTTGCTACAACCGTAATAGAACTACCATTTTTAAAATGTAACTCATAATAACTGTTACTAGATTTTTGTCCTTGCTTGCCATCGTCTGTTCTGGTTTTTAATTCTTTCCGCAACAATGGCCAATGACGAAAAATTTCTTCAAATTTTGCTTCTGCTATTTTAATTACAGTGCCTTTTACGTCGGACGCAATCATTAATGTAGAACCAGGTAAAAGGACGGCACGTAGTAATGCAGCCAAATATGCGGTAAAAGATTTAGAAGTTGCTCGTGTAGCAGTCCAAAATGCATAACGATAACGCATAGAAGCGCGCAGTTGAATACGTTGAAAAGGAAATAATCGGAAATGCTTAGCTTCTTCATCACTAATAATACTGTCTAAAAATAAATCAGGATAAAGAATCCAATAATTTAAATATTTTGTAAAAAGTTCTTCATTATTATCTAAATATGAACGTGTTAAAACAACATCTTTTTGTATTGGTATCCCATCGCGCATAACTACTTCATTATTCTCCATCCTCAATATCTACCTCCCCCTCATATTCTATGTCCGCGGTTTCGTCAAATTCGGCTGTTTCATTTTCAATAGTTTCTAATCGCGCGGTCATATTATATTGGGCACGCTTATCTTCTACTTGTTCTGCAAAATTTCCTTCATTTATAACTAATCGCTTTAAATAGTTTTGGATATTTTGCATCATAAAGTCAATAGAATCTTGCGGTTCAGTATGCCATTTTGGATGCCATCCTTTCTTACCATAGTATACCATAAGTTCACCTACGGATTCAAAATCCGCCGCATTACGAGCGCTAGATGCATTAAAGTTACAGGTTTTTATAATATTTTCTATAGCATCCATATCTTTCTTTACATCTGCGCCTTGACGTATACCTTTTTTCGCGCGTAATGTTAATTCACATAAATCACGAGCCCGCGATTGCAGAATGGGTGTTGATGCGTTTTGAGTAGAAATGATTTGATTATAATAGTTATCTAAGAATAATAAATCTTCATTTGAATATGATGGCGACCATTCCTTACGCATGCGGCGGAGCGCAGCTTCCGAAAGTGCTTCAATTTCTTCATCTATAGTTCCTTCGGCACGAGCCTGCCGCCATCGTTCATTTTCATCAGTCCATTGTAGTGTTTGATAATGTTCGTCTAATAGAGTGTTAAAATAGGCAGTTAAAGTATGATCTTTATGTATGGCATAAAGTTGTGTCCACTTATTTAGGTCAAACGGCAAATCAAGATAACGCATAAGACGGTCTACTTCACCAAGATTGTCTTGCGCCACCATAATTTCTAGGCAAGAAGTACAAATTAAAGAACGATGAGCAGGAAAGAAATTAGATGGAGTATATTGAAAATTAAATTCCGGTTTGTCCTGTCGGCACTTCATGCATCGCCGTGTCTTTGTTTCTGTTGTCATATTTCGATTGTACACCTCTTTGAATTCGTTTTTCTCTTTCACATTCTTTACAATTGGAAGCCCATCCGTCTTTTCGACTTAAATTCAGGCCAAAGAAAAGAGAATCACGTGGAAGTAGGCGGCCGCAAGTATAACAACGCTTACGTTCTTCTGGTGGAGTAGTAAGAAGTAAACGGTGCTTGCGCGCCATAGAAGCTATTTTTTGTGGAATCTCTTGATTTAATATGTTGGTAATGCGAGATTCATGATAAGCAATGCCAAATTTTTCCTGCACTTCATTCTTAATCTCTTGATTCGATGCGCCATCAATGCGGCGAGTTAATATGTATTCGCGCACAGGTGTAAATTCGCACATGGTAAAATAGCGGTCAAAATCATATATTAAGGTACGGCCCCAACTATCCACTTTTTCTTGTAATTCCATATAGAGCGCACTATAATAATTAATCAGGGCGCGAATATGTGCGGGGTTCTCCCAATCAAAGTGATGATGTTTTACCACCCATTGAACTTCTTCTTCCCCAGTCACGGAATTTATGCGGGTTTTGTAATCTGAAATTTCGCGTGAAACATAGGAGGAGTAGGAAGAATTTACCTTTGTTTCCCAGTCTGCTCGTGACATCCAATATGAGGTATCGGTATCCCAATTGTATGTTTGCGCCTTGGGTTGCTGCAAATTTAGAAAATGAAGTTCAGGATTGTAAGCATCGCGCAAGTAGAATTGATGACGCCGTATATCTATTATCATATGTTGCAGTTGATACATTCTATAATTATCTTTAATTACGGAGTCCGCGTCGGTAAAGGGTAGTTCGCCGTTATTCGCGGCCAAGGTATGTTCTAGTCGGTCTATGTTTTCCCACAGTTCTACCATGCCGGGTATCCAACTATCGCCAGGGTCGAGCATTTCGCCCGTAGTTTTGTTATATTTGGGACGGTGAATAGTTGGCTTTTTCTTAGTATAAATGTAGCGTTCTGTGGCTGGCCGCAAGGAGTCTTGTTGCGTCAGAGGATTATCTAGGATTTCATCCAGCGACTTATTTATATCATCGGTTTTTTTCCAATTTTTATAGCGTTTATTGGATTCAGTAGTTTCGCCACGTTGCATGGCATTGCGGCCATCCGCGTCTTTTCCGTAGAGAACGTAGGTGGCCATTATTTCCAAATCACTATTCGATGGTTTGCGGTCTAGGGAGTCTAAAATTACTTTTATGGCTTCCATGCGGTCCGTGTCGCGCTCGATACTATAATCAAGGCTATATGGTTTTTTCATTGTTGCCTCCGGTTAGGATACAACTTCCCTCATTTTATATTTTAACACAAAATGAGGGAAAAGTCAAATGATTTTGACTTGTGGATTTTGACTTGTGGAGGAAAATGGGCAGGTAGGTAGCCTGGACTAACTCCAAAGTCAAGTTTAACCAATTCTTACCGCCCCGGTAGGTGTTAAACAGCACTAACAGCATGTGTGCGCTTTTTTCCTGGAGCATTCCATTTTTTAATCGTTAGCCTGGACTAACTCGATTTTATCGCCGCGCGTGACAGAAAAATCCTGCCGCCCCGCCTATGTTATAAGATTGTTAAATCGTGCCCGCCACTATTGCATTACAGGTCGATTTGTGCTAGTATATAGCCAAGGGACAAAAGAATCATAATAGAAGGGTGGTTGTTTTCATGATGACTAACTTGGAGCGCTCTTTGAACTACGCGGGCAATGGTCGGAAAATTTTCGCAATGGTAGCCAAGGACGGCCGCAATTCTGTATTTTGCATTTTCGATTATAGCGCTATGTGCGCCATGCTTGAAGACGAAAACACGCGCAACATCGAACGCCGCGATGACGGCAACCGTTGGAAAGGCTTGCGGATTGACAATCTGGACCATTATGAGATTGCGCGTATTCGCGTACCGATTGCATGGAACGGATTCAAGGCAGACAAACGCGGCTTCATGGCCACGTCGCAAGAATTGACCATAATAGACGCGCTAAACAACGGCGCTCGAATCGAGATTATGCGGACGGCGACGGAAGAACAAAAAGCCATCGTGCGGCGCTTAACGTCCATGATATGGACGCATACGGGAAACAATCACCGTCGCGGTATTGCGGACGGCGTGGCAACGGACGCGGACGGAAATGTGTGGATGTTAGAAGTCAAGGGAATTGACGGACGTTTGTTCTACTCTTGATAGACACGATAGGCAGGAACACAACGACAGGCGGCCGCGTCAAGCGGCGCGGCCGCACAATAGGAAGGAAGGAAGACAAGCATGTTGAATATGATCAGCAGAAACCAGCACTATAACAACGGTATGACCGCGTTTACTGATGTTACTCTTTTCGATTGCGTCAATGATGAAACCGGCGCTATTTATGGCTATATGGATGTTTCGATGTGCGTGACGCGTATGGTCTCATTTATTGACGGCCGCGCGTATTACAGCGGACTGGTGACCATCCGCCGCGGCGCGTATGACGCGGAAGGCACGGCACACCAGCGGCCGCGCGAGTTCTACATCACGACGCGCGACAACATCAGCGCGCGCGAATTGTGGCGCAAAGTGTGGCGCGCATACCGCCGCGCGTCGCGCATGGAAATTTTTACGCCGGATGATTTTACTTGAAACCATATACGCCGCGCATAACGCGCGGCGTTTTTTTATGCACATATTCATTCTTTACACAATCTTAATAATTCATAATTATACATTCTTTTCACAAACTTAATATTTATATTTATACAATCTCTGTATAAATATGCTTTATTATATCTATGTTAAATAAACGGTACGGCCAGCCCGCCCAAAAAGTTTTACATCCCTACAATATTCCCTTTTAGCAAAATTAACATGGCCCTCGCACTTTCGTATAGTAAAGTGATAAAGTGTTTTCACTTTATCATGATAAAGTTCAGAAGTATATCACTTTACTAGAGTAAAGCATGTTGACACGTGTAGATATTGACACGTGTCAATACCGGGGTTAGTTAGGACTAACTACTATTAGTTATGTTTAACGCAAGTTAGTTAGGACTAACTACTATTAGTTCCGTCTAACTATGTCGCACTTTTTTGACTGTCTTTGACCTTTACACGTGTAGATGTTAGTCACAACTAACTGTCTTTGGCACGGATTGAATGTTAAGATTATGGAAAGAACAAATTAAATTTAGGTTAAGACCTGGTTGAATTCAGGATAAGGCTATGTTAAGTTTGCGTTAAGGGCCTGTGAAGCTAGTGTTAAGCTTGTGTTAAGGCCATGTAAATGAGCTGTTAAGCCCAAGTTAAGACTAGGTAAACAAGCTGTTAAGCCTGGGTTAACAGTAGGTAAAGCTTGTGTAAACGAACTGTTAAGAATAGGTTGAATGTGCGTAAGCAAGCTGTTAAGCGGCGATAAAGAACGTGTAAACGAGCTGTTAAGACTATGTAAAGAGAGCAAACGTGCTGTTTGCCACATTAACACAAATATAACATAGTCTTTTCACAAGTTACACACTACGCTTAACACAAACTCCATATTCATTTTCTACAAACTTTACGCAAACTACATCAAAACATGCTTTTACCTGGAGTCCTGGCATGGTATAATTAGGTATAACCAAACGAAAGGGGATTTTCACCATGATGACCGCACAAGAGCGTTTCGACACCTACGTCAACGGCCGCCCGGGCGCGCGCAAGATTTTCGCCTGCGTCTATAAAGCTGGCTCTATGACCGTATTCGGGTTCTTTACGCCCGACGGAATGCGAGCTGCACAGGCCGAACCCACCTGCATTCGTGAAAAGGCCGACGGGTTCCGCTGGCTGGCGCCCATGGTTAACAAGCCCGACAACCATTACGAGTTTATGAAGCTCATTATCCGCAAGCCTTGGAAGGCTTTTGAAGCTAACAAGCAGGGGCTGTTGTCCACCTCACAGGAACTGGCCGCGATTGAAGCGCTGAACCTTGGCGGCGAGTGGGTAGTATCCAACGACGAAGAAGCGCAAGCGCTGGCTAACAAGGTTCGAGCGCTGGTGTGGGAACACACTGGTAACAACCACAGGCGCGGAATTTCCGACGGACACGCGGTGGCGCTGGACGGTACTGAATGGGACTTGGAAGTCAAAGGCGTTAATAGCCGGCTGTATCACAGCTAACTAACACAGCGGGCGGGCCGCAAGGCCCGCCCATAGGAACCACAATGAATAAAATAGGGGGAATTAACAATGTTGAATCTGTATGAAGGAATTTACAAAGACTGGGCGCGTGATATTACGGTTGTAGAAATGACCGACGAGACCGGCACCTATTACAGCATAGCAATAGGGCAAGGCAAAAACCGAAAAGATGTTTTCGCGAATAGCATTGAAGAAGTCGAAACGATTATTAAGAATATGTAAAGGCGCGGTCGGCGAAAGCCGACCGTATTTTTTTATATAAAATTTACATAAAATTAATTAACATAAAATTAACATAATCTTTTACCAGGATTAATATGTTAAATACATGTTAAAGAACATAGGCGGGCACCGAATGTTATGCACATGTTAAAGAAAGGCGTCCGGCGCTTTTATTTAACAGACAATTTACATGTACTGGCCGGATTTAATTAATACAGAATTAACGTTCATCTGGTATACTGATAATGTGAGGGGAGGTTAAGGAAATGTTAAGTGGAATAGGGAACATTAAGGAATCGTTAAGAAAAGACTATGGTTGTGTTAAGACCACCACCATAACAGCCTTCGCCGCACCCACGCTACCAAGATACCACTGTTAAGATTATGTTAAGACAGGGCAAGCTGCGCGAGCTGCGAGCTGCGAGCTGCGCGAGCTGGCTACGCACCACTACTACGCAGAACGAAGAAAGGAAGATATTCTACTATGACTATTCAGGAAAAAATCAATCGTTTGGCCGCGCTCATTCCCGCGACTGGTGTTACATACAGCCAAATCAGACTTTTGATTGATACAGACGATAATTTGCCGACTATGAACGAATTGCGGCAATACCACGCCTTGAAGCGTGTGCGCATAGAACAGCGCGACGAAATCATCACAGAAGAAGAACGTCAAAAATACTTTCAGAACAATGACGACTTTTATCGGTGCTATACATGGGATCACAAGCGCAAAGTTTGGTTTGACCGCGCGAAAATTATGTACTATACAGTAGGTTAATAGGAAGCAAATCAAATTGCGTAAAACGCAATTTGATTTTTTACCATACATCTTAACCTAACATTAACATTTTATTTCTCTTTTTATTATATAATTTTATTTTTAATATTTTATTTTTGCACCCAAAAACCAATTTTATTTTCTTTCCTTTATTTCATCCCGAATTTTATTCTTTTTTAACTATTCCTAATTTTATTTCCATCTTTTATTAACTTACCCGTAATTTTATTTTATTTCTTATTCCGAAAATTCATTTTATTTTCATTATTTCATTTCCTAATTTTATTTCCAATAAAGAATCCCAATTTTATTTTATTTTCCTTTATTTTTAGCCCAATTTTAACTCCAATTTCATTTCCTTCTAATCGTAATTTTATTTTCAATTATCACAAATTATATTTTCACGCAAAATTAAATTCTGTTCTTAAAATTAAAGATTTTATTTTCCTTTTATTATAAAACAAATAGTAAAAGAAAAAAATAAAATTAAAAATTTTTATACTGATGTTCTTTCATTTTTATTTTACTAATCTATCCTAAAACTTTACTTATACTTAATATTCTACCGTATTTCTATGTTAAGGTTATGTAAATTTCATTTTAATTCTATGTTAAGAAAAAGTAAATCAAATTTTATTTTATTTTCCTAAATTCCTACTTTACCACAACTTAACATTTCATTTCCTAAAATAAAGGAGTTAAATGAATGTTAAATTAAGGCGGCGGCCCCGAAAGTTAACACGGTTTTAACTTGACTTTTGTGTCAGATTGGTGTATACTATAATTACAAAAACGAAAGGGGATTAACTCAATGATGAATAAAGATGAACTGGTTTTCCTTAATCCTGATTTCATTTCCATCGCGGCCGAACTCATTACCGAATTGAAAGAACTTGAAGTTCCCTTTACTACCAACGTTGCTATGGATGGGATCCAGTTTCGTTTTCCGTGGCATTACGGCGATGTTGTAATTCATTCCGGTTCCTATTCCTGTAAGTCTGGTATGATGGAATCTTATCAATTCCCGTGGGATAGGGGTGACGTTTCTACTTGGAAACCGGTAGAAATTGCCGCACTTCTTGTTTGCCTCTATCGCGGTGAATCATGGGAACAAGAAGAGGCCATTATTCAAATGTGCCGCGAATATGACAAACTGATGTCCAGTGCCGAATAATACGAAAAAGAAGAATCCATATAAATGGATTCTTCTTTTTTATTAAGTCAATGTTAAATTATGTGCCCGGCGCTGTTTATTTACACATATTTAATAAAAGAAAAGGGCCGCCCACGCGGCCCATTGGTTAGTTTAGATAAACTCAGCCAGTAGGTCTTCGAACTCGGCCAGCCGATTTTCCGGACACCAAACCGTCAATTCCGGCATAGACCAGCCGCGTTCAATCTCGCTATAATCAATCTTTACGTGAAAATGCGCCGATACCGCAATCTCATAAGCCAAATCAATAAATTCCATCTCCACAAAGTAGCTCTTGAAAACGTTCTTCATAATTAAAACCCCCTTGTTTTTGTTTATACCTAATTATAGCACGCAGCACAGTGTTTGTCAATAGTTTTTGATCCAGGAGAACGTTAAATCCACATTAAATAAAAGCATCGGGCGCGAATTTTTACATAACCATAATAAAACGCAATTTCATTTTTTCACATATTATTTTTCTTAACTTTGCCTTAACATTATCTTTTCCCAAATTTCATTTTCGCACGCCGCGATTATTTTACATTATTTTAACTTGACATTTCATCCCAAATCCGTTATAATGTATACAGAAACAAGAAAGAAAGGCGGTTTCCGAAAATGACGAAGTATTATATGGTGGTTTGCCATCGCGGGCACGCAGGTACTGGACACGGCACAGAAATTAAATTCGCCATCGCGGCGAATAACCTTCTGGACGCTTGCGACAAGGCGCGCAAAATGCCAAGCGTCAAGCATACGCGCGGCGCAATTTTCGGAAAAGAAATCACCTATGACGAGTACAGAGAATACAGACAGGTTAGTGCCTATGAGCGCGCGGCAGGTAGATAAAGAGACCAACAGGTCTCTTTTTTTAAGTTTATGTTAAGAAAACGGAACGGTACGCTTTCTTTACATATAAATAACAAATAGCGCTTTCGCGCTATTAATGGAAAAAGTGTGGCAAAATGAATATGAAAACAAAGCCAAAGACCGCCGCCACAACTACACCCACGGTATCCCAAAACCGCGCAATCTCGTTATCATGGTTTGTATAAATCAGTCGATACCAGAACATACGACGACGATACTTCAAAGACCGGCGGGACTGATGACGCGACAGATTAAAAGAAAACATATATTCAACCCCTTTCGTTATATATAGTATAACATGAGTCAAAAGAAAAGTCAAGTAAAGTCTTTGTTAATTAATATCCGCGTGCAAATTTAACTTGACTTTTGCTGAAAACCATGATATAATAACAATAGAAAATAGAAGAAGGTGATTAGGTGATTATGAAAGAATACAATGCACCAAATCGCACTATTGCGCAAAAAATTCTTGCAATTATTCAACGACACCATGGTTTTAACATCCGAATAACACCCAATAAATCATCTTTTACTATTGGATGCGTTTTTCCTTCTCGTGCTATGGCAGCACTTGCCAGCGCATACATCGCGCAAGTATGTTAAAACTATATTAAACTATGCGGCCGACGCCTTTATTTAACATACTCTTTACTTGACTTTTAGGACAAATGGCGTTATAATGTATACAGAACAAAACGAAAGGGGATTTTCAATCATGATGCTTTTCAACTACATTCGCACCTCTATCCCGCACATTTATCTCATCGAACGCGCTGACGGGTACAAAATCGTAGAATTCTACGGCGATGATTTTGAATGTTTGGGCGGCGCGAAAACAAAGGCCGAAGCCCTTGCAATTGTCGAGCGGTTCAAATAAGCAAAAGAGGGCGCAAGCCCTCTTTTCTTTTATTATATTTCTGTTAACAAATCAGACCGGCGCGTTTGTTTTACACAATCTTTACTTGACAATTCTTCCAGAAACTGATATACTATATACAGAAACAAGAAAGGACTGATTCCATGAATAAGATTATTGCTTGGATCGATTGCCTTCTGATTTTCACGCTTGTTGCCTTCATTACTGTTATGGCCTTCAATCTCTATCCTGCCGCTTTTACCGTGATTGAAGTCAACCGCGCCGCCAACTGTATCACGTTAGAAGACCCTAACGGTAATTTGTGGGAATATGAGGGCATAGAAGACTGGATGGTCGGAGATACCGCCGCCGCCATCATGTTCTCCAACCTAACCGAATCCATTTATGACGATACCATTATTCAGTTGCGTTATCAGGGTTAAAAGAGACAAAAAGTCTCTTTTTTAATTCTATGTTAAATAAATGCGCCGCCGCGCAAACTTTACTTTTAATTAACTTGACTTTTTTATCAGTCCATGTTATAATAAGTATGTCGAAAGGGGAGAGGGAAGATGATTCCACCGCCTAACTCGCGCGGCAACATCTGACATCGTGGTCGTAGGATGTCCGCTACATTTTAAGGTAAACCATGGACCGCGCACATGGCACACGCGCGGCTACGCAAGCCAATAAATACCCGCAGACGTGCGGGTATTTGTTTTATTATATCCATGTTAAATTATCTGTCCGACGATTTTATTTAACATGGATTTAATTGACAAATGCCCTGTTTAATGGTAGAATAAGGTATAATCAGGAAAAGGGGTGAGGTTAAGATGACGTTAAGGAGTGACTAAAAATTGGTTAAGGTTGTGTTAAAATCAAGTAAATTAGCCCAGACTAACCTTAGTCTCGGGTACTTAGTTATGCCTAACTTTATGAGCCATCCGCAAGCTGCAAGCTGGCAACACAATCTTAACTTGACAAGCTGGCCGCGAGCTGCTATAATTAAGCTACAAAGTGAAAGGAGCTACAAACTATGGTGTATGTGGTAAGCTTCAAAAGCAGCAACGAAGCACTGGGCAAAATCATCGACGGGGTATGGAGTGTATATTCTTCTCTTGAACAGGCAGAAGATGGAATCACGCAATACATGCAACATTACAATGAAACTTTGTTTGAAGCTCTTCATAAAGATAATGGCGCTTATTTGTGGGTGGTCAATGATGGTATATACATTATTGATCAGATTCCTTTGAACGAGCCGTTTTAAAAGGGACTTCGGTCTCTTTTATTTTTAAATCCAGGTTAAATTCTCGCGCCGACGCGCTAATTTTACATTCCTTTAACTTGACATTATGCCGTTTCTATGTTAGAATAAGATATCAAGAGAAGGGAGAATAGAGAATGAAAAAGGCAATTTGGTTCGATATGGACGGCACTATCGCAGATTTGTATGGCGTTGAAAATTGGCTTTACATGCTTGAAAATGAAATTCCCTATCCTTATGAATATGCCAAGCCACTTGTAAATTTGTCGCGCCTTGCTCGCTACTTGAATAAACTTCAAAAGAACGGTTATACCATTGGGATTATTTCATGGTTATCTAAACGTTCTTCGCCGATGTATGACCGCGCCGTAACGGCGGCCAAACGTGAATGGCTTTCACGCCATCTGCCAAGCGTCCATTGGGATGAGATTCATATTGTAGCCTATGGGACTAATAAATATGAAACATGCGGCGATGGAATTTTATTTGATGATGAAGAAAAAAATAGAATTGCATGGTTAAATGATTGCGGTTTTTCTCCCGAAACTATGTTTGATATTTTGAAAGCACTATAAAGAGACGCAAGTCTCTTTTTTATATGTATGTTAAGAAAACACACCGGCCAACAAATTTAACAATGACTTTACTTGACTGCCAATCACTTTTCTGCTATACTATATGTAGAAAAAGAAAGGAGAACATCAAAAATGACAGAACTCCAGCAGGCAAAAACGCTTTTCCAGAAAATGGCCGAACTTAATCCTTCCGTCGCGGTTGACATCCATGTATTCAATAGTAGCACGTATATCACGGTCGTGTTTCCTTCTCGAACGAGCACCATGTTGTATGTTTTCAATAATACAACTGGTGAACTCATCGACGCAATCTAAGAAAGGAGAATACCATTTATGCAGAGTATTAAAGGAACCATCACTATTACGACCACTACCGAATATACCATTGACAATGATGAACTGGATGCGGTGAAAGACGATTGCTGGTATGCAATTGATGAAACTATTGAAAATGCTATCGCATACCATTTTGATATACCAGCCGCGGACGTACCGCCAGAAATTCATGATGAAGTACAGAAGGCCATTATTGAAGCAATGTACAAAGAATATTGTCTAAACCAGTAAGGCGCGTAAAGCGCCTTTCTTTTTAAAGGCATGTTAAGAAATTCCGCCGCCCGCAAAATTTAACATAAATTTTACTTGACTTCTTTTTGAAATTATGTTATACTATTATCAGAAAAAGGAAAGGCGGTTGATATTGTGGGTAAAGAAATGAACATGACTAAGACGCGCGATGCTATCATGAAGCAAGTTATTGATTTTCTGACAGATAATTGCGGTTATGATGTGCGCATGGTCGCAAGCGGAAAAATCATGGCCCCGATTGTCAACGATGAAGGCGACGAAGGCTATCTGACCATTCAATTCACTATCCCACGCGGCAAGCGTGAAAACGGTACTTATACGCCATACGATGGCTATAAAGAAGCCGATGCCTACGCCGCGGATGTTGAAGCCAAGCAGGCAGAAAAAGAAGCCAAGCGCAAAGACAAGGAACGCGCGGAACGTGAAAAGGAACGCAAGCGCGTGGCAAAACAGACTATTAAAGAACTCAATAGCAAAGGACTAAATAAAATGATTCATGAAGAGTAAGAAGGGCAAATGCCCTTCTTTTCTTTTATTATAATTATGTTAAATTTTCGCGCCGACTCTCTAATTTAACATAATCATATCTTGACAATTTCATTTTCTTATGCTATAATAAAATAAAAAACGCAATTTTGTTTTAAATTCCCGTAAAGAAATCAAGCCGCCGCATTTCATTTACAATCCTTTAACTTGACATTGTATTTCATTTCTGCTATAATATTCCCGAAAGGAAGATGATAGTGAATGAAGAAACCAGAAAACACTAATTCCAATAGAAATGCAATTCAAAAACAACGCGGCGATTGGGGCAATATTTCTCCCGTTACGAGAATCATTCCTAATAAGAAAAAGAACCAGAAAGAGAAACACAAGGGAAGGAGATATGAAGAATAATGTTTTATAAGTGGGAAGTGCGGCTAAATAATGAACTAATTCTTTATCGCGGTGATTCTATTCATGAAGCGAATCAACAGATTCGACTTTGGCGTGATACCCACCATTGGACGTTCTATGATGAATGGCGCGAAAAACACGCGCTTGTAATGGAATATAGAGATTATAAAGGAACTTCTTTCTTTATCAGAATTATGCACTTTGATTAAAATGCGGTTATCCCGCATTTTATTTTTATACTTATGTTAAATTTATAGGCCGTCCGTAATATTTTACAATCCTTTAACTTGACGAATACTGTATCTAATGATATACTATATACAAACATAGAAAGGAGAAATATTATGTTGCAATTCTATCGTATCTATTATAGTATCTATCATAATGACGAGTTAATGAAAAAAGACTATACTGGTAAAATGTTACGAGACGAAAATTGTGTTAAAGATGAAGAATATACTCTTACGTGGGATAACATCGAAAGTTGTTATTATCGTGAAGGTACAAACTATAACTTTGCATTGTATACCTTCAAAAAAGGAAGAGTTATTAGTTTCTTTGATAATTCTGTCATTAAGTGTATTAAAAATAAGAATTGGCGCGATATTGTAGAATGGAAAACACCAGATATTAACATTAAAATTAAAATTCAATATAAACCTTTTACACCTTCTCTTAAAGAAGTTATGGAATATTCAGATAGTGACGCCGCAATTCAATATCTAAATGAACACGGTCTAAAAATTTGAAAGTGCTATTGCGCTTTCTTTTTTAATCCTATGTTAACTTACGCCGCCGACCTCTTTAATTAACATTCCCATAATAAAAGAAAACGGTTTCCCGTTTTCTAATCACGCCAGTAAGCATAATCAAAAATTTTAAACTTCCCGAAATTATCTAAACCATAATTTCCAGCATGTAAATCTTCATCCATGCGGTATTTATGAATAAACGCCCGTTCATCATCATCCATTACATCATACCAATCTTCGCAATCACTGTCTTCATCCCACGCGGGCGTTATACGTGGCATAATCTCATACAGTTTTCCGTATATTTCTATAATAGTAGGTTCTGCAAACAAATAGGCAAACCCACTTTTTTTCGCAATCTCCCACATCGTTTTTTCACGAGTACAAGTACCAATATAATAATTATTTTCGCGGTTGCTATCCCACTTCACCACATAGTCAGACGTTACTAGACAATCGCGTACAGACCCGCAATAATATTCTACTGCACGATGACGCTTTACATTATACTCTTCAACCGCATCATAAATAGAAGAATGACGCGCCAAAAACGGAATAATGGAGTACAAGAAATGAATTGCACGCTCTCGATAATCACTTTTCATTCTCAATACCGCCTTTCTTGTTCTGAATATAGTATAAACTATTTCATCCCATAAGTCAAGTTAAATATATGTAAATAATTGCGGCCGAGCGTGAAACTTTACATGATTTTTACACAGTATTACGCACGTGCGTATGGACTTTTCATACTATCCATGATATACTATGCAGGAAGTGAAGGAAAACACTAAATAAACCAGAAAGGAAGAAAAAAATATGGCTAAGAAGAAATATTTCATCGTGTTTGATTGTGAAACCGCCACTTTGCCCGTTGCTACTGAAATTGCCCGCAATGCGGAAGAAAAGAAGCGTATCGCCATTGCTAAACCGCTTATTTATGATATGGGATGGACGATTACTGACCGGCAGGGCAATATTTACGACCGCAAGCAATTCCTAATTGCCGAAACTTTCAGCGTGCCCGCCGTATTTAATACTGCTTATTATGCGGAAAAGCGTCCTCTTTATATTGATATGCTTGCGCGTGGTGAAATTACCATTCGACCTTGGCACGATGCCATTGCAGAATTTATTAGTGATTTAGAAATGGTGGATGCTGTCGGCGCGTTCAATTCCATGTTTGATTTTAAGAAGGCTATTCCTTTTACCGAACTTTATATCAATAAACTGTATAGCAAAGACTACTACACTTGGGAGAACATTCAGAGACAGAGCGCCCAGCGCATTGCGAACGGTGTAAAACCGTTGAAGAACGACCCCGACTTTGAGAATGATGTATTCCGGTTCCGTGGTAAAAGTTATCCGTTGTTTGACCTTTGGGGACTTGCGACCGCCCATCTTTTGAATAATGCCACATACAAAAAGAAGTGTATTGAAAATTCCATGTTGACAGCAAGTGGCACGTTTTTTAAGACCAGCGCGGAAAGTACTTACCGCTATTTGACGGAAAAATATGATTTTGACGAAGCGCATACCGCACTTGATGACGCGACTATCGAAACTTTCATTTTGTCGAAAATCGCAAAACGCCACGCGATTAACCCGGGTATCACGTTCTTCCCGTTTCGCGATCTTGGTTATACCGATGAATTTGTAATGCGGCGAAAAGTTCCTAATATGAACGAATGTAATGTAGTATATAACGCAATTCGTTCTTACATGGAGCAAAAAGAAAATGAAGGAAAAGACGATAGTTCATATTATACCGGACTTGCGAAGCGCGTTACACGCCTTGCACAGTATATGTTCAGTGCAGAATAAGAAAAGGGCCTTCGGGCTCTTTTCCTTTGTTATCGTTATGTTAAAAAATGGCGCCGACCCCTTTATTTAACCACAGATTAACATAGAAAACTATTGACTTTCTACTGAAATTCTGCTATAATATAATTGTTCCGAGGGGGGACGGCAAGCATAACTACTGTAGCGCCTATACCGTTCCCCGAAGAACTTCATAAACTCTTAACTTGACAAACAACAAAATCTCTGATATAATAAAGACGTTGAAAGGAACCAGCCTGTTCCCAATAAGCGAGAAGCCGCAGGCATTCTGGTTAAGGCGAACGAAAAGGGATAAACCTTAACAAATTCTTAACTTGACATTCTACCGCGATTGCGGTATAATGAATACATCAAAGGGAAGGAAAACCCATCAAACCAGAAAGGAACATGACACTATGAAGAAGAACACTCTGATGACCCTGCACGCTTTTCTGAACGGCCAGACCGACATTGACCTCTCCACTGTGCGTGAGGATGTTAACGCAGAGGTTGCCCGCCTTGACGAAAAGGCCAACAGCAATCGTGAGCTTTACGCGGCCGCGTATATGGCGATTGATGCTTTTCTGACTGATGTTCCCATGACCGCCAAGGCCATTGCGGAAGAGTGTCCCGACCTGCCCGCTGGCTTCAGCGCCAACAAGATCACCTACGCCATGCGCAACTATTGGAGCGATAAGTTCAAGCGCCACGAGAACGGCAAGGCGGCATTCACCTACTCGAAGTAAAACAAAAAGGCACCCCAACGGGTGCCTTTTCTTTTATTATGGTTGTGTTAAATTTTTGGGCCGATCAAATTTTTTAACTTCAAATTTACTTGACTTTACTCAATTTCTATGATATAATATATATAGAAAAAAGAAAGGGGATACTGATTATGGCTATCAATACTTACTATGTTTACACCACTCGCGTCTCCTGTCGTTTCTTTACTGGTGATGATGAAATCTTACATTATGAGGACTGCGGCACATTGGATAAGATTCACGACCGCGTATGTGAAATACTCATCAAGCATAATTTCACGGACGCAGATGTGTGCTCCACCGAAACTGGCGAAGTTCTGATGGTGGTTAAGCGAACTTAATGTTCACTTACTAAACAATAACACTATAAAAGAAGGTTTCCCTTCTTTTTAAGTTTGTGTAAATTAAATGGGCCGACGTTGAATATTTACTTTATTTTAACTTGACTCTATTCAATTTTTCTGATATAATATTATTAGAAAATGAAAGGAGAAAATAAACAATGACTGATTTGGAAATGTTCACTCACATGTTTTCTAAAGACAAAGACTTCAACTGGCGCGAACCCGATGAGGAAGAATGGCCTGATTGCACACGAATTGAAGTACGCGGAATGATAATGTTTGTTTTTGAAACCAGTACTGGCAATTTCCTATATTGTATTGAGAACTATTAAGGAATGATAATAATATGGTGTATGTAGTCTCATATGAAGATGCTTCTACAAACGGCGTATATGGTGTTTTTACCAATTTTGAAAAAGCAGAATTGTATGTATACGCATTAGTACAAGACAGTAATGATTTTGTTCTTGATTACGACATAACCGACATATGCACTAAATTATTTTTTACTAAGCATGGTACATACCGCATTGAACGTATCCACTTAGACGATGACACCATCTAAAGAAGGTTAAACCTTCTTTTTTAACTTCATGTAAATTAAACTGACCGGCCGCAAAAATTTACCTACACTTAATACTCCAATCTCTTGACAACTTGCGCATTTTCATGTATAATAAAGGTGTTCCAAGGGGAACGAAAGAAAAGGAGAAGGACACTCCCCAAACCAGAAAGGGAAACACTATGACCAGCAATTCCAAAGTTACCGATGCCACCATCCGCGCGAACGTGTTTAATGACCTTGATGTCCTCAATCATGGTTGGCAGAAAATTAACGATCGGCAGGTCGGTATCCTTATTGACGACGGCAACGGCGTTACGCGCTATGTGCGTCTGGGCGTTATCGTTGCCGAAATCCGCGAAGATATGACCGCCGCGGAACTCATGCAGAGCGAAATTGATAAGTATAACACCACGCAGGCCGAAAAGGCACGCAAGGCCGCCGAACGCAAAGCCAAGGCAGAGAAGGACGCGGCCAAGCGCGCGGAAAAGGCCGCGAAGGAAGCGGAGTAATTAGAAGGGGCTAACGCCCCTTCTTTTTTATGTTAGCAATATGTTAAGTTTTCGGGCCGACAGTTTTATTTTACATAAACTTAATTTGACTTCTTATCTCTATTCTGTTATACTATATACAGAAACAGAAAGGAGATAATCACTATGTTCTGTAACTACAACAATGATGACCCCTTTAATCATAATAATATGCGCAATGTTAAAAACACCGACAAATTTACTTACAATTGTGGCGGTTATGCTCTTGGAACTTTTTCATGGTATTGTCCTTTAGAACCCGATGAATTTGATACTTTTGATGGCGATGAAACCGAATGTTTGCAGGCGTGCACCGATGCAATTCTTTCCGACTTTCCCGATTTGTTTTTGATTGATGAATATGATATGATTTATCCTAAATATTCCTGTCGTAAATATGAAATTATTGCGTTTCGTATTTCTTATCATGATGATTTTCACTTCTGGAAACTCGGGCGTAATAATATGTGGTTTGACAAAATGGGACGCGCCAATTGGATTGACCACCATAGTTATAATGATGTTTTTGCGGATACTTGGAATGGTCGCTATGATAGCGAAATCATTTTCTTCGGACGCAAACGTTAAAGAAGGTCAAAGACCTTCTTTTTTAATTTAATGTAAACTATTGCGGCCGGCCACCTTATTTAACCATGACTTAACATACCAAACTATTGACTTTCACCGCGATTTCTGCTATACTATATTTGTTGGTGAGGGAAAGAAACATTCTGCCGCACTAAACGAGTGCCCACGCTCGTGATGTTTAAATCTAAAACACCAACCCTCCCGACTTCACGAAATCTTAACTTGACAAGGTTGGGAAATCGTGATATAATGAAGGTGTTGAAGGGGCAAGGGACTAACCGCGATAGGGCTTCTCAAAAAAAGAAGTAGGAAGAGAACCGCAAAAACTACTTACGGAAACAAAGCACTCTTGCCCCAATTAACAAACTCTTAACTTGACATTATAGCCGATTGGTGCTATAATAAATACACAAAAGAGAAGGAAACTCTCAAAAACCAGAAAGGAAAATGCACTATGACTAAGAAGGATGCTCTCACTATCGCCTTGAACACTGTTACCGACGAAACCGCGAAGGCCATTTATCAGAAGATGATTGACCAGCTTTCCAAGGAACGCACGCCCATGAGCGACGAGAAGCGCGCCGCCGCTAACGAGAAGCGCAAGGCCGAAACCGCCAAGGCGCGCGCTGAACTGGTTGCCACTGTCGCGCCTATTCTCCGTGAGGGTCTGTCGCACACTTTGCAGGGCATGACCGCGAAGGAACTTTTCACCGACACGCAGAGCCGACTTCCCGCCGATTTTTCGTGGCAGAAGGTTCAGAACATTCTCATTCGTGAGATGCGCCCCGAACTGGTGATTACGGAAACCAAGGGCAAGGCTAATACTTACGCCCTTGCCAGCGTAGTTAATGCGTAAGAAAAGAGGGCTTCGGCCCTCTTTTCTTTTATTAAGGCAATGTTAAGTTTTTCGGCCGACGCAATTTATTTACTGACTCTTAACTTGACTATTTATCTACCTTCTGTTATACTATAATTGTCCCGAATGAACAAGTAGAACAGAAAGATACCACAATAAACTAGAAAGGAACATTTTCTATGAATATTTGGCTAAAAATTGCAATATTTAGTTTTATTCTTTACTTTTGCCTCAAAGAACAAACACATAAAAATTAAAATAACGGCTTCAGCCGCTATTTTATTATCTTCGTGTAAACAAAACGCACCGACCAGTTTTCTTAACATAGGTATAACAAAAAGGCGCTTTCGCGCCATTAAGTTAAGAATTTATTGTACTTATTTTATCCAAAAGCATTTTAAGTGTCGCACGCTCAACATCTGTCAAATTTGCAGAAAGTTCTGTGTCTTTTAACCACTCTTGCAAAGTATCCACCGCATCTTGTTTATCATCGGTAGGAGTATATTTAACAAGTACTACGTTATCACCATCGCGACAAATTTCCAACTGATCGCCATCCTTTATTTTCATAATGTTGCGCATTTCCCTGGGAATAACAATACGACCCAATTCATCAACTCTACGAATAATACCACTGTGAAGCATATTTGATTATCTCCTTTCTTTTTCTAGTATTATAATACTACCTTTTCTTTATAAAGTCAAGTTAAAAATATGTAAACTATCGCGAACGACCACTTTTATTAACATTCTCGCAACAATAAAAAGAAGGGCTTTCGCCCTTCTTTTCTTTACTTCATCTTTTCCTGCTTCTTAATCTCGCGCTCGGCCTTCCAGACCGCCGCTTCCTCAAACGGGTCAAACGCCTTCGCGCGCTTCGTGTCCTTCCAATTCTTACTCTTAATAGTAACTTCGGTCCAAACTTCCTGAACACCCTCACCAGTATCAACCCTTTGCAGAATTGCAAAGGAACCATCCGCGAACTTTACAGGGTCACAATCCACCATAGACGGCATAATGGCCTCAATAGTCATCTGACGAGCCGTAGCGCGAATTTCATTCTGATTCATACTCATAAGGCAAAATCTCCTTCTGGTTTGTAGTGTTTTCCTTCACTTGATGATATAAGTATAACAGAAATTCAGCACAAAGTCAAGTATCAATTATGTTAAATTTTCGCACCGGCCACCTTTCTTTACATACTCTTAATTTGACAATTTTCTCATATCATGCTATACTATAATTGTTTCAAAGACAGACCACTACGAAAGGATGCAATAATAATGAAATTCTATGCGGTAGTATTCGGAAACTGGCACGGTATTAGTGATGAAGATGTGTATGATGTATTCTATAACGAAGAAGATGCAGAACGTTATTGTGACCAACAAAATGATGAATGTTCTCCCGATGAATGGTGTGAAGTACGAGAATGGAATGAAGAAAAACTTAATAAATACTGGGGCGATTATCCTATCTCTTAATAGTACGTTAAGTACTATTTTTTAATTTTATGTAAAATTTTCCCGCCGATGCCTTTTCTTAACACAAATATAAAAAAGAAGGCGCTTTCGCGCCCTCAATACATAGGAGTATTCATTTCCATTTCTTCAATCTTATAAATAAGTTTATCAGTTTCATAAACTTCAAACATTTCTTCCAGCTCTTTACTTTTAATAAGACTTACTTCATCAGGCACATCATCAAAAAGCCAATTCAATATCATAGCCCGCGCGGCAACCCAAGAATCATAGACACCCAACACATCAGTATTATTGGTTTCTCGTTCGGTCAAGGTCAGCACATAGCAAGAAGAAACATTCGTCATAAGTGGTAAATCCCCTTTCCTTTTGATGTACTTATTATAGCACAGAATAACTATTAAGTCAAGTTAAGAATAAATAAAACAACCACGTCGTCCCATTTTATTTACACATTCTTAACTTGACTCTCTTCATCCGCTATGTTATAATATTCCCATAATGAAACAGAAGGAGCAATAAACTACTATGATTGACAAACGTATTCATTATTACCTTGTCTTGGATGTAGAAACAGCAAATGGCCTTGATGACGCATTGGTTTATGATATTGGCGGCGCTATTACAGACAAACAAGGCCGCATTTACGAAACTTTTTCCTTTACTATTCGAGATATTTTCTGTTATGAACGCGAACTTATGAGAACCGCATATTATGCCGCGAAAATTCCTTCTTACATTGATGAATTGCGCGCAGGCAAGCGTATCATGGTGGATTTTTGGCAGGCGCGCAAATATATTCTTAATCTCATGAAAAAATACCATTGTAATGATGTTTGTGCATATAATGCCAATTTTGACCGCAACGCATTAAATACTACCCAGCGTTGGCTTACTAAATCTAAATCCCGATATTTTTTCTCTTATAATACCAATTTTATTTGTATCTGGAATATGGCTTGCCAAACTCTCTGCCAGCGCAAAACGTATAAAAACTTCTGTGAGCAACATAACCTAACCAGCAACCGTAAAGGCGAACCTAATGCAAAAAATTATTCTACCAGCGCCGAAACCGTATATAAATATCTTACTTTGAATCCGCAATATGAAGAAGAACACAAAGGTTATGATGATGTTAAAATAGAAACATACATTATGCAACGATGCTACGCCGCAAAACGTGCTTTTCCCGATGGTAAAGGCATTAAAAGAAATTGTTGGATGAAAGTAAAAAGACCGTAAAGAAGGCCGCATGGCCTTCTTTTGTTATTGTAATGTAAAGTTTTCGCGCCGATCCAATTTCTTAACAGAAAGATAAAAAAATAAAGTGCCTGACGGCACTTTATCTATTCTTAAATGCGTTTATCCAATATTTACGAAACTTCAAATTTTTATGAAAACGATGTACCGCCAGTATAGAACCATAACGCGGATACCTTCCAAACATTATATACCAAATAAGCATACGATATTCATCATATTTATAACGGCTATTCATTAAACCCAATATACGACCAGAAAACCGTGCCACATCAGAGCTATGTCTTCTTTTATAGATTTGCTTTTTACTCATCAAATTTTATCCTTTCTTATAGCGTTTTCACGCACTCTGTAATATCATACATACTGCCCGACGGCAAAATCTCTTTCAACTTCTTGCTATCCGCGCGAGTAGGACAATAAACAGTCAATAGTGCGAATGCTCCATCACTATTCCAACCATACGAATGAAAAATCAATTTCGATACAGACAATTTACTCATAAATTCATTCGCCGCCGCAATCGGAACACTTACATTAACCGCCCATCGTGCTTCATTCTTAAAAACACGGTTAAAAATCGCATTTGCCAAATATACACCACTAAAATTCGCCGCAGCCGTTATCGCGGCCTTACCCCACAACGACAAGCCATCCGCATTGGTATAAAAGATAACGAATACATACAGACCATACGCAACCGCATTCATACATGCCGCCACAAAAGACGAACATTTAATAGTGCAAACACTTCGCAAAGTTTGCAAAACCACGTTGACAAAACACAGCGCACAATACAGAAGAAACAAATTCATATTCAATATTATCGCCCCTTTCTTATGGTATAAGTATAGCACATATAGAAAAGAAAAGCAAGTTAAGAATAAGTAAACTATTGCGACCGGCCGACAAAATTAACACAATCTTTATTTGACTTCTATCAAAATTTAGAGTATAATAATCATAGAAAAGAAAGGAGACACCAATTATGGCTATTAATATTTATAACACTATAAAGATTTATCGTCTTATTTTGGATAACTACCAAGGCGATTCTGATGTAGAATATTATCGTAATAAAGAAAACGCATATAAACGTCTTAATGAACTATGGGATGAGGGCGAACGAAAAGAAGAATTTAATTGGGAAAATAAGGATGGAAAATTAGAATATTTCTCTTTCTTTGACCCTTCTTATAATGAATATTCAACTTGTATTTCGCTTGAAGAATGTTTACTTGAAGATTTGTTTAACGACTAATAAAGATTAAATCCTCGTTAATTTTGACTGAACTTTATTTAACCAAATCTTAACTTGACTTTTTATACATACAGAGTTATAATAAGTATAGAAAGAAACGAAAGGGGATTTTATAGTGAGCATTTACGTTGTTCTCTCTAACTACTTCAATTCTGGTTTTTTCGGCACTTATTCCACCGTTAAACGTGCGCGTATCGCGTTTGAAGATTTTCTCGCTAATGATGAAGATATTGTTGCTTTTGAGGACGTAGAGGATTATGCCTACCAATTCACCACTAAAAACGGCGCGACCTTTGGCGCGGAAATTTGTTGGGATTGTGTAGATGCTGAATTTGTTGAGGGAGTTTGTAAGGAGGATTGATAATTTATGAAGTGTCCGAATTGTGGTGGTAATATCTCTATCTATTTTATGGATAGTGATGAATGTGACGGGAAATATCATAATTATTTTGCAGGTAGTTGTGATAATTGTAGCAAGTCTTATGAATGGGCGGATGTTTATGAATTTACTTATACAACTCCACCGCATGAAATTGATGAAAACGACCATCTTTGATGGTCGTTTCTTTTGTTATCAAGGTGTTAAATAAATTGTCCGGCCACGAAACTTTACATTAAATTAAAAAGTGGACTACTCGCCCACTTTAACCCACTCAAATTCATCTGTATCATATTTATACATCCCAACCGCATTTGGAGGCAAAACATAACCCAAATGAAAGTCAACAAAACGAAACGCCACATCAGAAATTGGCTTAGTCACCAATATTCTATCACATTTATCAAACGCCTTACCAAAAGCATGCAAACCCGCTTCGACATTATTCAAGAAAATTAAAATTTCCTGATTATTTCTAAAAAATTTATAAGAATTAAATATCTCACTCAACAAATCAAATGCTTCACCTTCATAGGCTTCACACTCTTCACGACTATCAAATTCCGTATCATCATAGGCAATATAAGTAGTAACTTCACGCATATTTAGTATCTCCTTTCTTTTTCTACATATATAATACCATAGTCTCCATATAAAGTCAAGTTAAAACAATGTAAACAAAACCGTCCGGCCGCTTAATTTAACCAAAAGTCAACATTCCACTCCTGTCAAGTTATTAGTCAAGACTAACTTCACCACACTATCATGCTATCGCACTACCATGCTACCACTTTACCGCGCGAAAGCGCCGCGGGCCTCCCTCCCCATTATATCACAACCAGACACTCCAAAACAAGCACAGTCAAGTTAAATATATGTTGAAATTATGTTAGCCTACTACTTGACTTGGCTTTGAATTTATGGTATAATTATACTGTAAGGGAGAGGGGAGAAGAAGTTATGGGTAGTAATACCATTAGGACGAGCTGGACGAGCTGGAAAGCTGGGAAGCTGGGAAGCTGCATTTTCAAGCGGGGCCACCGCGTGAGCTGGATAACGAACGAGCGAGCTGCAAGCTACGGACTCGTGAAGAGCCACAAGCTGTAAATTGGAAGCTACACTTAGTGAGCTGAAAATTAAAAGTTGAAAACTAATACTACGAGGTTATAATATGCTAAAATCTACTAGGATATTAACCAAAATCATAGAACCATTAACAAAACAACAGGTAAAAGATTTTGTTCTTGGAGCTGCAAAAACTCTGCACGAATTAGAAATTGTTTATACTGGTTTCGTTTATGAGCCAGGAGTAGGAATTTATCTGTTTGGTCCGCGCAATTCCTTGGAACAATTAAACAATCATAAAAGTGAATGCGAAGATTTTGACGCAGAAGAATATTTTTCTAATTTTCCAGATAATGCACTTTTATTTTTAATAAATTATATGAATCCACAAGGTCCGGTATTAGAAGAGATGGTAAAAAAATAAACCCGCTTATTCAGCGGGTTTAATTCTATATTGTATTTTATGCTTGGCGCCATAACGCCGAGATTCAAACAAATCTGGATATTCTTTTTTCACAGCATTAAAATTTGTTAAACGCTTTTTCTTAGCATCATTACTGCAAATCGGCTTATCTTGTAATAATATTTCTAACTCATCTAAAGAATGCCATTGATAATAATCAATTGCAAAACCATTTTGAACAAATTCTACAACGCCTCGCGCAGATTCAGGTAAATATTGATTCTCTGGACAAAATCTCGCGCGCAAAAATTGCCCTAAATATTCATATTCATCTGAATCACAAATCCAATCTTGAAAAGAAGTATCAAAAATATTCAAACCACGTTCATTTACCGCAGTTGTAATAACTACATCGTACTGCTCCGGCGCACGGCCTTCTTTCATAATCATTGCCAAAGCATCTTTACGTTCTTGGGTCATTAGATGCTGCCAATTAGGATTTGTTTCTGACCAAACAACTATTGTATTACATCCAATACTTCTAAACATTTGTTCTAACCTAAATGCACTATGAACATAAGGTGTAAAACACCAATATTTTTTACCAGGCTGAATAAGACCTGTTTTAATTGCCTGTATTATACTTTCAATATAAATTGTATGTAAGGCCGCAAATTTTTCTTCTAATTGACCTTGTAAAATATAATTAATATAATCACGAAAATATAATGCCGCATTTTCCGGAGTTGCAGACAGTGCCAATAAGCGAATGCGCGCAGGTTCTAAAATTACCGTTTGAATTTGATAAACAAAATTAACAACAGAAGTGGTTTTACCTTCTTGCAATAGAGCAACTAAACGCTCACGTGAAAAATCAGGTAAAGCCTTTTTTAATTGTACGATTTCTTTTTCATAATACTTTTTAATATCGTCAAATTCATCCCAAACAATTAAATCAATATCTTCTAACCAATCAGTACCTTCATGTCGCAAAAGTGCCGCAAAAGTCTGATAACACATTACTTGAATAAAATCTTCATCAGCTTCTACCGTATAAATACCTTTCTTCCTATGCGCAAACCAACCAGATGCATCTTTATCTGTGAACACTCGCGCGCAATCTTTATGATTAAGTGCAATAAAATCACGTGTCTGTTTATTATGAATCAAATACAGAATGTGCTTCTTGGCCCGCGCGAAATTCAATATTTTTTCATCGAACATAAAGGTTGTCTTGCCCCAACCTCGTGGAGCACGTAAAATATTAAATGCACCAAGCTGTATTCGCGCTAAATCTTCATCTGTTATTACATTTGATAAAAATTGTTCCAAATTCCTCCCTCCAACTATACTTATTATACTATAAATTCAAAAAAATGTCAAATATTGGGGCAAAACGCCCACAAACTTCAAGTCCATAGAATAAGTAACGAGAAAATAAGAAAAATATACCATTTTCTTCTTAAAAATAAAATTTTTCTGGTATATTTTGGTGGTATTTTTTTTATGGCTCTGATTGTCTCTTTAAAGACCCGAAAAAAATACCACCATTTTTAAACACAAAAAAATTCTATATATCTCCAATTTCATTTTCATTTCAATTTTGTCGTATTCAATCTATAATTTCATTTTCAAAGCCCGAATCTTACCCCAATTTCATTCTGAAACTTAGCTTCCCAATAGTAGAAAATTAGAGTAGAAAAAGTCCTGAAATCAAGGTTTCCAAATAAATATTTGACATAAGAAGAAATTTGACTATATCCCCAATTCTACCTATCCCTCTCTCTTTACAACCAAGACATACCCCTGAATTTCTACCCTACCCCTTCCCTAGTACTACTGCCCTCGCCATTTTCCTTCTTTCCGTTTCCTTCTTTTCTTTTCTTGTACTACTGAGGTTTTATTCTGGACTCTCCATTTCTGTAATTTCATCCCACTTTTACATTTTTCTTTTGTCCATTGTTTGAATTTGACTTTTTCCCAAAACCATAGTATAATAGGTATAGAAAGAGAAGGAGGTTTCTAGTTGTGATAGGTTATTTGCGCCACTTTATGAATAATTGCCCTAATTGGGAAGAAGTACTCGCGGCAAGTCCATACTATTTGAGAATAGTGCATGATGGACCATTCGTACTACTAAAGTACCAACCTTGGCAATCCACTATGCGGCTGCCCCTAGTGCAAGAAGCACGTGGTACCATCATGGTCATGCGAAATGGCTATTGGGAATATGCATGCATGGCTATGCCGAAATTCTTCAATGCGGGAGAACCTGAAGCCGTTACTCCTTGGATAGAATGGAAAAATTGTGAAGCAGTAGAGAAAATTGATGGCAGTTTAATTAAGGTATGGAATTGGCGTGGTACTTGGCATGTCTCCACCAATGGTAGTATTGCGGCAGACCATTGTTGTGCTCCATGCGGCAAAACCTATCTAGAATTGGTAGAGGAAATTGTGCCAATTGAAGATTTGGTTTTAAATTTGGATCCACGCTATTGTTACTGGTTTGAACTAGTAGGTCCCGAAAATCGCATTGTAGTATCCTACAAAGATGCGGCTTTGTACTATTTGGGTTGCCGCAATATGGTAAATTTGGAAGAAAGTAGAATTGTACCGAAGTTGCCCGCGGTTGTGAAGTATCCGGAACGCCGCAAAGCCACTAGTTTGGATGAAATCATGGCGGCAGTAGCACAATGGCAAACCATAGAACATGAAGGATTTGTAGTTGTGGATAGTAGATGGAACCGCATTAAGGTAAAAAGTGAAGCATATGTCGCGGCGCATCATGCGCGGCAGAATGGC